GGTTGACCTGCCGCCGCTATGTGATAACATAACCACAAAGGCCCCGCATCCTTCGATTTGCGCGTATTGAAAACAGCCCCGGCCACTGACTTGGCTGCGTCCCTGAAATCAATCGCACATAACGGAGCGCCAAATGGCCAACGCATTTTCCAAAGAAGAACGAGTTGCCTTCGATCAACTGCTTGAAGGCTTTCATGATGCCCTGATCCTGTCCAAGGCGGTCAGCGTCTATTCCACCGACATGCAGACGATGGAACGCGCGCAAGATACGATGTGGCGTCCATCGCCTTACATCATGTCATCGCAGGATCGTACCATCGGCACGCCTGTGACTGCGCAGGGTGCAACCCAGCTTTCCGTGCCGTCCACGCTCGGCTTCGGCAAGAACGTGACTTGGAACCTGAACGCCAAGGAATTGCGTGATCAGTTGCAGCAAGGTCGCCTTGGTGACGCCGCAAAACAGCGCTTGGCCTCGGATATCAACGTCGCCGTCATGAACGTCGCCTCCGCGCAAGGCACGCTGGTTGTTCCGATTGTCGCCGCTGCTGGCACCTATGACAACGTGGCGCTGTGCGACAGCATCATGAACGAACAAGGCATCGACCGTTCCAACCGTCACCTTGCGCTGTCCAGCCGCGATTACAACGGCATGGCTGCCAACTTGGTCGGCACCGCACGTTCGTTCGGCAATGCGAAGTCCGAGGACGCCTATGAGCGTTCCAGCGTTGGTGATGTAGCTGGTTTCAGCACTGTGAAGCTGGACTATGCAAACCGCAGCATTGCAACCACGGCAACCGTGACCATCGCGACCAACGGCGCGCAAGTCCGGTTTGTTCCGAAGGCGATTGACCTTACCGTTGCGGGCAAGATCAACGTCGACAACCGCTATCAGACCGTCACCGTCTCGACCACCACGGGCGTTCTTGCGGGTGCGATGTTTACGATTGCGGGCATTGAAGCGGTGAACCACATCACCAAGGGCAGCACCGGGCAGTTGAAAACCTTCCGCGTGATCAGCATCGCCAGCGGTACGACTATGGTGATCAGCCCCCCGATCATCGGCGCAAACTCCTCGCCGACCGATCCCGAAGTCCAGTATAAGAACGTTGAAGTTGCCAGCACCTCGGCGACTGCGGCGATTGTCTGGAAAAACACCACCGTTTCCAACATCAACCCGTTCTGGCACAAAGACAGCATCGAATTGCTGCCGGGTCGCTACTCCGTGCCGGACAATGCAGGCGTTGATATCATGCGCGCCACCACCGATCAGGGTATTGAGTTGGTGATGGGCAAGAAGTTTGACAACAGCACCTTCCAGACGCTCTACACGCTGGATACGCTGTTCGGGGTGGTGATGACACAACCGGAAATGGCCGGGGTGCTAATTTTCGGACAAGCGTAACAATGGCGGGGCGGCTTCGGTCGCCCCTTCTTTCTCAAGGAGTTACGCGATGCATCATGGCTCATTTTCCCCCGCGTGGGGTCGAACTACCAGCGTTACAAACGCCACCTCAGCCACCGCCGCAGTTGCGCTGCCGAAAACATCAGACGAGATTGCGCTGGCGAACACATCCGCGACGGCAATCGTCTATGTGATGATCACGCCATATCTGGATGAGGCCACGGTTCCGACTGGCACGGCGCCAACCTCCACCACAGGCTTTCCGGTTCTGCCATCGTCGCAGGTGCGTTTGCATGTCGGTCCGGGGCTTAAGGTCATTCGCACGATTGCCAGCGCGGCTGATGGGGCGATTATCATCACGCCGGGGGTCGGCATGTAATGCCGTGGACCAAGCGCCAGATCTGCGAGGAAGCCTTTTCCGAAATCGGGAAGGGCGATTATTCGTTTGACATGCAGCCGGAGGAGTTTCAGTCGGCTTTGCGCCGCCTTGATGCGATGATGGCGACATGGGGCGCAACGGCGAATATCCGTATCGGCTATGTCGGCGGCAATGGCTTTGGCGATATCGGAGTGGAAAGCGATGTGCCGGATTGGGCTGTTGAGGCGATGTATCTCAACCTCGCGATCAAGATTGCGCCGACCTATGGCAAGACTGTTTCGCCTGACACTAAGGTCAACGCGAAGATTGCTCTCGACAGCATCATGAACAACACCACTTACGTTGCCACGCGCTATCTCGGGGGCTATTCTGGCGCGGGCAATGGCATTTGGAACACCACCCTGCCGCCGTCATCCGATCCGATTGAGACGGGTGCGGGCGGCGATCTGGACATTGATGTATAATGGTCGCAATTCCAATCCTGAGCGGCATTTCAACCAAGGGCGCGGACTTCAAAACGGAGTTCCCTTTGAACATGGTGCCAGTTCCGAAAGATCAGGGTATCTCTGCCGGGTATCTTCGGCCCGCAGAGGGCATCATCACCATTGTTGACGGTGGCGGGGTAAACCGTGGCGGCACGCGCTGGCGGGATGAGCATTACCGCGTGTCGGGGCCAGACCTCATCAAGGTTGATGCTGACGGGATTGTAACGGTGATCGGCAGTATCGGCGCGCTGGGGGGCTTTGACTTCGCGACCTTTGCGCAGAGTTTCGACTATCTGGCGATCAACGCGGGCGGCAAGGTGTTCATGTATGATGGCACCACGCTTACGCAGGTCACGGACGTTGATCTTGGCGTATCGCTGGATATCGAGTGGTGCAACGGGTACTTCATCTCGACGGACGGCGAGAGCCTGATTTCATCCGATATCAACGACCCGTTTTCCTACAACCTGCTGCGCTATGCCTCGTCGGAAATCAACCCGGATCCTGTTGTGGCGTTGCAAAAACTGCGCAATGAGATTTACGCGGTGAACCGCTACACGATTGAGGTGTTTGCCGCTCTGTCCAACCCCGGTACAGGATTTCCGTTCGGGCGGATTGAGGGCGCGCAAATCATGAAAGGCGCAGTGGGGTCGCGCGCGTGCTGCGAGTTCATGCAATCCTTGGCATTCGTGGGATCGGGCGACAACCAGCCGCCTGCGGTGTGGGCTGGGGTCGGCGGCGCGACAACCAAGCTTTCCACGCGGGACATTGACGACGCGCTCAAGACCTATTCCGACGCGGTTCTATCTGCCGTGGTGCTGGAAAGCCGAGCGGATCGGGGGCATGAGTTTCTCTATATCCATCTGCCTGACAAAACGTTTGTGTTTGACGGCATGGCTTCGGCCACGCTGCAACAGCCGATTTGGTTTGTGCTGCAATCTGGATCGGGCGGATATCGCGCACGCGGCATGGTGTGGTGTTACAATCAGTGGAATGTCGCGGATCCGTTCGGCTCACTGATCGGCAAATTCTCGGATGATATTGGGTCGCATTACGGCGATTTAACGCTGTGGAAATTTTCAACCCCAGTCATCTACGGCGATGGCAAGGGCGTGCAGTTACATGAGTTGGAGCTTGTGGCGCTGTCGGGGTCCGTGGCGCTGGGGGATGATCCTGTCATCAGCACGGATTACAGCACTGACGGGCTGGTCTGGTCGCAGCCCAAGACCATCAAGGCGGGAATGCGTGGGGAACGCAACAAGCGGCTGGTCTGGGATAAGCAAGGCGAGTTTCGCAACTGGCGCATCCAGCGGTTTAGCGGGGATAGCCGCGCGCATATGGCGTTTGCTCGGCTTGAGGCGCGGGTAGAAGCGCTGTCATGGTAGATGTTCCAACCCGTAATTCGCTGATGATCATTGCCCACGGCGACACGCGGGCTGTGAAGTTCTTCGAGGACGTGGCTTCGGCGATCAATAACCCCAATGCAGGCGATATGCGGCCTGATGCGCCGGGTCTTGGTCAACAGTTCTACGACACGGTGATCGGGCAGCCGATCTGGTTCAACGGCACGATCTGGACGGACGCCTTGGGGGTTGCCGTTTGAACCGATATGTTATAACCTAACCTTGCTGCGATCCATGCACCCCAGCGGGCAACCTCACAAGGTAGACCAATGGACGCAGATATCCTCAAATCGCACTTCGACACGCTAGGGCTTCCACCCGAGGCGCAGGAATATCTTCTGGACCTCTGGCAGGTTATCCAACTGCTGGATGATGCCGCAGACGGCGATGCGATTACCAATGCAAACGGCGTGGCTTGGGCGATCTTCGCGCGAATGCCTATGAACCAGTTTTACCGCAGCACCATGGCGACCCTGCAACCCTTGCTGGTGATGCAGTTGGTCAAGTGGGAAGCCGCGAACAAGGCCGAGGCTGCGGGATTGGCGGATGAGCGGTCCTATATGTACAGGTCTGGATACTATGAAATCGTTTCCATGGCCTGCCATCTGTGCGGGCTAGATGCCCATGCCGCGCTTGGCCTCTATGGGGAAACCTTCGCGCAATATCGGGCTGAGTTCCCAATCATGGAGGGTAAATAATTGCCCGGACCTCTCATCGCTGGCATTGTCGGCTCTGTCGCCTCGGGCGCAATGCAGTCCAATGCCGCCAAGAAAGCCGCAGGGGCGCAGACCAAAGCCGCCAATGCGCAGATCGCGGAAACCCGCCGCCAGTTTGATTTGGTGCAATCTCTGCTGAAGCCATATGTGACGGCTGGTACAGGGGCGTTGCAGGGCCAGCTTGACCTGATGGGCATCGGTGGCGGTGGCGGCACGGCTCCGAGCATTCAGACCATTGCTGGGACGGCAGGAACGCCGGGAACGCGGACATTCGGCGGCGAACACGGCATGTTTGGTGGTGGTGGCATCACCACGACAGGAGGCACGCCGGGAACGCCTGCAAGTTATATGGTGAACGGGCAGCCATTCGCGACCTTGCAGGAAGCGCAGGCCTTTGCAGACGCCAACAAAACAGGCGGCGTATCGGCGGCGGATGCACAGAAAGCCGCAATCGCGGGCCTAGCCAATGGGGAGCAATTCCAAGCACTGGCCAAGCAGGGCGAATACGGCATCATGGCCAACGCAGCGGCCACGGGCGGGCTGCGGGGCGGAGACACCCAAGGCGCGCTGGCACAATATCGGCCTGCTATGCTGCAAGGGCTGATTGATCGGCAGTTGGCCAATCTCGGCGGCATTGCGGCGAATGGCCAGAATGCAGCAGGCATGACTGGCACGGCGGCACAGAATGCGGGCCAACAGGTCAACCAATCTCTCGGCAATATCGGGCAGGCTCAGGCAGGATCTGCGCTGGCAAGCGGGCAGGCGTGGAATAACGTCGGGTCCGGCATTCTTCAAACCCTAGGCGGTTTGGCGCAACCGACAACGGCAGGCCAAGGCGCTTGGCAGAAGTGGCAATTCTGATGGCTGGTGAACCTTTCAACTATTCGATGCCCGGCGCGATCAACCCCGTTGATGCGATGTTCGGCGGAATGCAGTTTGGCCAGCAACAGCGGGCGGGCGAACAGCAGATGCAGTTGGCGCAATCGCAAGAGCAACGCGCGCAAACGCAGTTCGGGCAGCAGAATTTGCAGTTCGATCAGGCACAGCAGGATCGGGCTGCGGCGCTTAAGGCTGCAATGGAAGCCAAGGCTCAGGCTGCAAAGATGCAGGGCGATCTGGCGGGGCTGGCTGGCAAGGTTCAAGCGGGGGCTGCCACTTCTGCGGACTTCACCGCCATGGCTTTGCAGTACCCTGACTTGACCGATGAGATGGCCAAGATGTGGGAGGGCCAGAGCGCCGAGCGCAAGCAGAACGATACCGCGAACATTTACAAGGCTGCGGCTGCGATCAAGGCGGGCAAGCCTGAGATTGCGCTGAACATGCTTGAAGATCGGGCGGTTGCGGCTGAGGCGGCAGGTGACAAGCAAGAGGCCGATGTGGCGCGGGCGATGGCGGCGGGGATCAAGGCTGACCCATCGGCTGGCTTGGCCACGCTGGGGCTGTTGCTGCATTCGGTGGATGAGAAGGCAACGGTGGATTTGTTTGGTGAGCCGAAGGATGACCTGACGGCCTCGCAGAAGGATTACAATTTCTACGCCAAGCAGGAAACCGAAGCTGGCCGCAAGCCCATGTCATTCAATGATTGGGATCTGCAAAGCAAGAAGGCCGGGGCGACCAATGTGAACGTCGGCACCACCAGCGCTGATGGAACGCCCAAGGTTGGAGCGTCTCTGGCGGAAATCCAGACGGGCGTTGATACCGCCGTCAACCTGATTGACGAGATTGCGAATGACCCTGCTTTGCCGGGTGTCACTGGTCCGATTGAAGGCGGCGGCGGAAATGCTGTTGATGAATTCGGCGTGGCCAAGCGCATGTATTATGGCGGTGAAGGGCTGGCAACCATTCAGAAGATTGCGCAGTTGCAGAACACCGCATGGTTGGCGGCGCGTGACATGCTCAAGGGCGGTGGCGCGATCACCGACTATGAAAGCAAAAAGGCTGAGGGTGCTATGGCACGGCTATCGCGGGCGCAGGGCGATGCAGAGTTCAAGGCGGCTTTGAAAGACTTGCGCGATGCAATTACCGAAGGCGCGGCCAAGCTGAAATCGGCTAACGCTTTGCCGGGCGCTGGTTCAGGTTCGCAGGCTGTCCCGGCGGATCCTGCTGGGGTGAAGTCTCTCGATGACCTCTTGAAAGAGGCGGAAGGGCTTTGAACGTGACCTTCATCGCAAACAGCACAAACACGATTGAGCCAGCAATGGCCATCCCAAGATCGGCTGTTGCGATCAGGAACATGACGAAAAAGAAGGCAGGCACGAGCCAGACGATGAGCAATCCCATGGCCGAAGCATAAGGCGAAAGCGACAAAATGGCAACCTTGGCGGAAATTGAAGCGGCAATCGCAAAGGCTGATAAGGCGGGTCGCACGGACCTCGCCAATCAGTTGCGTGCCTATGCCGACCAGATGAAAGCCGTGGATACTGACCGCGTTACCGCTGCGATTGCCAAAGCAGAGGCAGCGGGGCGTAAGGATTTGGCCGATCAGTTGCGCGCGGCTATTCCGGCATCTCCTGCTGTTGAGGCAAACACCCCCGTAGCGCCTGTGGAGGTGGCAGCGGTCGCTGTTGATAACATGCCTGCCGCACCGCCCCGCGCGCTTGCTGGGGAGGCTGGACACAACCTCGCCACAGACTTTGCGGGCTTTGAGATGTTCAACCCCGAACTCGCAGGCCGATACACGCCGGAAACCATGCCGCAACCGGGTGACGTGGTGATCGGCTCTGGCGGTGGTGGAAAGTCAGGTGGCGCGCGTGTGACGGTGCGTGATTGGCGGCAGTCACGTCAACCGCAAGAGCAATTCGGCGATACGGCATCTGCGCTGATGGAAGGCCCTGCCTCGGCAATGAAGGCCTTCGGTGGTGGTCTTGCTGGCGGACCATCCCCAAGCCGTGACTTCCTTGCGCAGGATCCACTGACGCAGGGGCTGCCGGGGCCTGTTTTGACAGGCCTAGGCGCGATTGGGGATGTTGGCGGCGCAGGGCTGTCAGCGCTTGGCACTGGCTTGTCTGGGGCTGTTGGGCTGGCAACTGAGGCTGTCCCAACGCGTGATCGGCAGGGCTTGGGCGAAGAACTGATTGGCATGTCGCAGTTTGCTGTGCCTGAGTTGGCAGGGGCGTCGTCTATTCCGGCTCGGATGGCTGCGACTGCGCCGCGCGTGGCCGCACCTGTGGCTAAGGTCGTTGAGGCTGTAGCGCCCGCAGCCAAGGCCGTTGCTGAGACGCCGGAAGCCGTTGCAGCGCTGGTGAAGAAAGCCAGCAATGGCGGTATGGGCGCGGTCAAGGCGCAGGAACAACTCGCAGAGGCGGCGAAACTGAACCCAGAGGCCAAAGCCGCTGCGGATCGGCTGGGCATTGAACTGCCTGCTGATGTGTTCTCAGATAATGAAATGGTTAAGGCGGCGGCTGGCCTGACCCGCTCCGAGGTGGGGAAGGAACCGGAAGCGCTGTGGCGTGGCGCGGTTAAATCCGCCCGCGACAAGGCCGACGAAATCATGCAGGCGATGGATGGATCCCCAGATATTGCCAGCGTGTCTGAGGCGGTAAAATCCTCGCTGCAAGCCACGCAAGCTGGACTGAAAGCCGCTGCGAAGTCTCTCTACGATATGGTTGACGCGAAGGTGCCGAAATCTTCGGTGGTACCTGTACAGAACATCGTCAAGGCACTGAACGGCGTGATTGAAGATATCGGCGGGGTCAACGGCATGTCGACGGCAGAGCGTGGGCTTTATAACCTAGTCACCGGGCCTGAGCCTGTCACCTATGGCCGCTTGCTGCGGGAAAAGTCTGACATTGGGCGAGCGATTGCGCGCGGTGATGGTCCTTATGGCAATATGGACCAGGCGACATTGAAGCGCATGTATGGTGCTATTTCCGATGATCAGCTTTCGGCTGTTGAAACCCTTGGCGATGCTGATTTGCGCGCGCAACTACGGGATGCCAACCAACTCACGGCCAAGCAAAAGGGGCTGGAAAAGCGGATTGTCACCGCGTTTGGGTCCGATCTGGATGGCTCTATCGGGGCTAAACTGCGCTCTGCCATTGCGCAGGGATCGAAGGGCGATATTGCCGGATTGAACCGCGTGTTGAAGGTCATCCCGAACGATCTGAAAAAACAGGCGGTTGCCTCTGCTCTATCCTCTGCAACGCGGTCTGCCCGCGCCACTGAGCCGGGGTTTGGTCTGTCCGAGTTCACCAAGACTTTCAGCGGCATCAAGGCCAACAAGCCTGTGCATTTGCAGATCAGCCAAGCCATCGGGCCAGAGGCGACGGCCATGCTTGACGATCTGTTGACCGTGGCTAAGCGCATTACATCGGCGGATAGCAATGTGCTGCGGACAGGCAAGGCCAATCAAGTTCTGACCAACGCCATGCAGGCCGAAGGCTTGATCGGGCGAGTTCTGCACTCCACTGGGGGCCAACGCATTGTGCAGGCCACAGCGGGCGCTGCGGGGGCCACTATGGGCGGCCCGATGGGGGCAATGGTCGCAACCCCATTGGCGATTGCGATCACGGCTGCCAAGCCTGAGACGCTGGCGCTGGCTGGCAAGATGTTCTCAAGCCCCGAGTTCATGCGCCTTGCAGAGGAAGCCGCCAAAGGTCGGGCTGCGAATGCGACAGTGCAGGCGGTGGCGAAATCTCCGGCATTCAAGGCATGGGCCAAATCGGCGCGTGTGCCAAATCCTGACGCGATCTTGAAAGACATGGGTGCGGTCGCCCCCCTCGCAGGCCAAGAGGCTGCAAACGCCAACCGCAACCCGGAATATGATGCGCTGCTGGGGAGGTATAAATGAGCACTGACCCTCTTGCATGGCTGCAATATGTCAATGACGGGGCAACTCGTAACAAGCCATTGGCTGACCCTCTGGTGAGCGCGCTGTCGTTTCTGCCTGAAATGGGCGTGACAATGCAGGTTTTCAGCGGTGGCCAAGAGGCTGCGAATGAGGGAAGCCAACGCACGGGATCAACGCGCCACGATCACGGGAACGCGGCTGATGTGTTTTTCTTCAAAGACGGTCGGCAACTCGATTGGCGTAACCCAGACGATGTGCCGATCTTTCAACAGATTGTTTCGCGCGCAAAGGCCAATGGCGTGTCAGGCTTTGGCGCTGGCGATGGATACATGCGCCCCGGATCCATGCACATCGGCTTTGGTGCGCCATCGGTATGGGGCGCTGGTGGTAAGGGGTCTAATGCGCCTGATTGGCTACGCGTGGCTTACGGTGAAGCGCCTCTTGGCAATGCGCCACAGGCTGCAATGGGCGGCGGCGCTGCACAGTCAGGGATGGCAGCCGATACCGCCCCCGCTAGCAACGACTACACCCGCCTCGCCTATGCCTATGCCAATGGCAAGATGACGCCAGAAGACGCCGCAATTTATGAGCGCGGTATGGCTGAGGGCGTATTTCCGAAGGCGCAGCGCTCACCGCCGACTGCAATGCCCAATCCGTTGGCGGTCTATCAGGCCACGGCGCGGCAGCAACAATCCCCCGTCCAATTCCAGCCGTTGCAGGTCGCAGCCGCAACCAACGCAACCCCCTTGCAACGCTTTCCGGGAATATAAATCATGGCCGTCAACAGCATCATCCCGCCCTATCCGAGCTTCTTTGAAACCGATGGGACGCCGCTGGAAAACGGCTTCATCTATGTTGGCCAGCCGGGGCTAGAGGCGAAAGCGAACCCTAAGGCTGCATATTTCGACTATGCCCTGACCATTCCGGCAGCATCCCCGATGCGCACGCTCGCTGGCTTTCCCGTGCGCAATGGCGCGGCGGCTATGATCTATGTCGACGGGGATTTCTCAATCACGGTTGAGGACCGCAACAACGTCCTGCTGTATTCTGCGCTGAACCGCACCTTTGCATTCGGCACGGAAACTGGCGGAGCGCAGCCGATCCAAGCGCCTGACGGGAATTTCGGCACGACTGGCTTTGGCTTTATTGCCGAGCCGAATACGGGCTTTGTGCGGCAAGGCTCTGGTATCATGCAGACCGTTGTGCAGGGCGCGCTGGTTTCGCAGCAAACCATTGGCGGCACGAGCTTCATTCTGCCTGTATCTGGCGCTGGGTTTGTCTCTGGTGTGGCTGCGGCGCTGGATGCCGACCTGCAACAGATCGCAGCCATCCCGGCGGCAGAAGGCGATATGATCTATCGCAATGCGACCGTGTGGAGCCGCAGACCGAAAGGCGCAGCTGGGCAGATCATTCGGCAAAACGACGCGCTGACAGTTCCTGATTGGAGCAATGCGCTGCTGCCGTCGGCATCCACAGCGATGACCGGGCTGGCATCGGCGGACTTCACAGGCATCCCGGCATGGGCAAACCGCGTCACGGTCGTGATGGATAACCTGTCTCTGTCAGGCACGGATAACACCTTGATCCAACTTGGCACGGCGGGGGCGTTTATTGCGGCGGGATATCTGGGCGGCGGCTATCTTTGGACGGGCGGCGGCGGGTCTTTCACGGCATCGGCAAGTGGGTTTCTGTTCCCCAGCCAAGCCGCAGCAGAAAGCATCTCTGGCCATCTGACCCTGACCCGTGTCGCTGCGGCGAGCACATCATGGGTAGGCTCTGGCGTTGCCGCTTCGGGCAGCCGCTTTCACACCTCTGCTGGGTCGGTTCCTCTCGCCGCAGCCCTTACACGCATCCGGATCAAAGCATCGGGCGCAGACACTTTCGACAGCGGCACCGCTTCAATTATGTGGGAATAAGACATGAGAAGAATTTCAGACCTGACGCGGACCACAGAGCTTGCTGACGCTGATGATTTTGCGATCTGGTCCGCCAAGGATCAGGATACGCGCAAGGTTGCACAGTCGGCGGTGAGTGCGCTGGTAGGCTCAACCCTGATGGGGTCTTATCCCTATGGCAGCCGCGCCGAAGCGCAGGCAGCACGGCCAGCGCCCGTGATCAATCGCATCTATGTTGCTGAGGGCGGGCTGTTGCTGGGCTATCTGCGGGATGTGACAGGTACCGCACTGATTACCGCTGATGGAGCCAAGTGGTCGCCAGATGGCACGGCTAACGTGCATCATTGGGGCGCTGTGGGTGACGGCGTGACGCAAGACCGTGCTGCCATTCAGGCGGCGAATAATTGGGTTGCCACGCAAACAGGCGGCGGGTTCCTGATCTTCGAGAACAAGCGCTATCTGGTCAATCAATCGCTGCTGCGGTTTCCAAAGGTGCGCTGGATCGGCAAGGGTGCGACGGGGTTCCTCGAGCCGACCAACCTTGCGGCGGGCAGCACTGGCACCAAGACCGACCTGTTGGCGTTGCTCGGCACGGTTATTCAGGCCGACCGCACTGGAACTTGGGCAGCGGGGAGGGCTGTTGTCGAGACGGTCAACACTGGCGCGTTCCTTGTGCCTGATAACGGCATGGAAAATATCGTTGTTGACGCCAATGAGATTGCGGAAATCGCGATCAAGACCTCTGGCCTGAGCGGTGGCAACTATCTCAAGGTTGGCTGCGGCTGGTCCAAGATTGCCGATTGGCCGATGGGTCCGGGTGTTGGCGGTGAAAAGGTGCCGTTCACGCAAGCAAAGCTGGACAACTGCTGGGCCGTTTCCACGGGGCGGATTTTCGCTGGATCGGCTGCAAACTATATCGGCGGATTTGTGTTCTGGGGCGATGATCGGCGCACCGTGCCGGATGGCATTGAGATTTTCTCGAATGCCAACCAATGCGTACTTGTCGGGTGCTTCTCGCGGGTTCCTGTTGGCGTCGGGTTCCTGTTCGAGGACAGCGACGATATCAAGATGTACGGCTGCACCGGGCCAATCCGCTATGCCTCGGTCGACACGATTGTTTACGGCACCAAGTCTGCGCTGGTATCCAACAACTATGGCCCGCGTCATCACGTGATCGAAGGCCACCAAGGCACGTTCACCGCAGACATGGCCCTGACCGTCGGCGGGCGAGCGGCATCCTCGTGCCAGATCATCCTATCGTCGGGCAACGGCGTTACCGTCAACATGCCAACCAATCAGAAGACCGTTCCAGCGCAAGCCTTGGCGGGCAACGTGATTGATGGGGCAACCGTGACGCTGCCGTACCCTTCTGGTACCGTGCAGGGGGATTATGTGGCAAGCCACGTCTCGCTATCGGGGTCGGTATTCATCGGCACGGCGGAATATGTGGTTGAGAAGGCTGGGACGGATGACGTCGAGGTCACTTTTGACGCCTCAGTGATCACCATCACCAACCACACGGGCGTGACATGGAATGCAGGTCAGATGATCAGCCTGACGCGGATTTACACCCTTTGGGATTTGCCGCGTATCACGATTACCCGCACGGGCAACAGCGGCGGGTTGACCGAAGAAGGCGGCGGAACCTATGGCGCATTCCCGGTCGGCGTATTGTTGAACCGCAACTCAAACGTGTCGATTGCCGACAATACCAACACAATGTTGCCTTGGACCACGGCGGCATTCGAGAATGGTTTCGACTTCTGGAATGTCTCGACCCCGACCAAGATCGTCGTGCCAAAGGGCGTCAGTTATATGTCGTTTGCGGCGGGCTGCACTTGGGCGGCGAGCGTGACAGGCCTGCGGGAATTGCATATCGTGCGCAACGGCTATGGCGTCGTTGGCATGGCCAAGACGCAAACCGCAGGATCCGGCGGCGGGACAAACCTGAACTGCTATCATGCCATGGTGGAGGTGAAGGAAGGCGACTTCTTTGAGGTGCGCGTTCTGCAATCCTCTGGCGGTCCGTTGGATGTAACGTTCAACCCGTCAACTTGGTTCCAAGGCATCGCCTATTAACGCGGAAGGGAAACGACATGTCTCTAGGATTAGGTCTTTCGCTCTCGCTGGGGGTTAGCTCGAGCGCAGGCGTGTTGCCCCCTACCTTCATGTTTGCGGCGGGGGAACTCGGCGCATGGTATGACCCAAGCGATATCACGACGCTGTTCCAAGACACTGCCGGGGCCGTGCCAGTGACGGCCAGCGGACAGGCTGTTGCGCGGATGAACGATAAGAGTGGCAGAGGCAATAATGCACTGCAAGGAACAGCGTCGAAACGTCCTATCTATACTGTTGCGAGTGGGCGGGCGTATCTGTTGTTCGATGGGATCGATGACCATTTTTTTGCGTCTGCCATAGATCTAACTACAGTCAATAAAATGACGGTTATTTCTGGGGTTAAGCGCCTATCCAACGCAGCGGGCGGTATCATCGCGGAGCTAGGGACTAACGGAGCGCAGGCCGGTATCTTCACCATGGCAGACCCGATCACATCATCGTTGGGGTGGCTTTATCGGTCACGTGGCACCTTGGCGGCAACGGCGCAGCAGGCAACCATAGACGCGGCCCCGCAGACTTCTGTATTGACAGGGGTTTCTGACATCGCCGCGCCCATGTGTCAGATCAGACGTAACGGGACGTTGATGATCAGCGACCCTCAGTCACAAGGTACAGGTAACTACGGAAATAATATTATGGTCATCGGTAGCCGTAATGGAGCATCGCTGTTTTTCAACGGGCATCTATACGGCCTAATCGTGCGCGCTGCGGCGTCTACGGCAAATGAATTGACTACGGCAGAGGAGTGGATGAATGCCAAAACTGGCGCGTATTAATGCGCGCACTTCTCGCCTCGAGCCGCGCCACCTACGATATGACCATGCCGATATAACCACCAACCAAAGGAAACACCATGCCTACCGAACGCGAAAACATTGCCACCATCCAGAAAGCCCTTGGCGCTATCAAGGCGGCGGCGAAAGAAGAAATCGCCCGAGCCAAAGAAGGCAGCGACCCTCGCCTGATCAACGCATGGGGCAAGGTGTTCCACAGCACCGGGATGCACCATGCCACCCTGACCGATCTGCTGTTTGAGAACTTCCCGGAGTTTGCGGGCGAGGTCGTCTTGATGGGACCCGGCGGCAGATGAGTATCTGGCAAGCCATCCTGATTGCGGGCTGGGGCTTGGCGCTGCTGTGCGGTGCTGATCTCAGGCTTGCGGCTGTGATGGCTTGCAACTTCGCTGTCTCTGCGCTGTGGCCTGAGCATATCGGCATAGTCGGGCTGGCCGATCTGGCAACCATCGTAACGCTGGCCCTGATCAGCACGCGCGGGCAGGTTCTTGCGGTGCTTTACGTGATTTGTGCCGTAATAAATGCTGGTGCGACGCTGCTGGGTTTGCCGCCAGAAACAACCTATGCGATATTAGACCCAATCGGATGGGTTATGTTGGTGGTGTTGGCAAATGTGGATGCAGGATTACGCAATCGTTTTAATTCCGCTAGGCGTTTTATTCGACGCCATAGCGTTAGGATGGTGGATTTTATGGCGCAACGGGTTAACATTCGCTATCGCGTGGCGGTGGATCGTAGGGAAGATAAGCGATGATGGACCCTGAGCGCGAACGAATTAGGGCAGAGGCGAAAGCCGACGCTGATCTTCACTATCGGCTGTCAAACGTGGAACAAGACTTAAAGGATATGAAGGCTGTGCAGGCTTGGGGCATCAGGGGCTTGATTGGCGCGGCGGTTTATCTCGCCACCCAGATTTGGACGTTCATCTCTAGCGGCGGGGTGATCAAATGACCAAGCTTGCCACAATCGCGTTTCTGTCCTTGGCTGGGGCTAATATCGTGGTGGATCTATTCGGGCATATCCCAACGCCTGATGAATATAGGGTTGAGCAGAGATGAGCGTCAACGCGGAAACCATTGCGCATTTGAAGCGTTGGGAGGGCTGCAAACTGACAGCCTATCCAGACCCCGGATCAAAAAACGGCGAGCCTTGGACGATTGGATACGGACACACCTCGGATAGCTTTCTGATGGTTCGCCGTGGCCTGACAATCACCCAAGCGCAAGCTGACGCCGCATTGATGCATGACGCTGATGAAGCCGCAACAGCGATCAAGCGGCTGGTTAAGGTGCCGCTGACTGACAACCAAACCGGGGCGCTTGTGTCGTTTGTGTTTAACATCGGTATCGGTGCATTCTCGAAATCAACCCTGCTGAAAAAGCTGAACGCTGGCAACTTCAATGCGGTTCCCGGCGAACTGGCAAAGTGGGTCAAGAATGATGGCAAGACCTTGTCCGGTCTGGTCAACCGCAGAGCCGCAGAGGCGGGGCTATGGGCCAAAGGTGCCTTTGTCGCGTCCCGGACTGTCACCGCGTCGAAACCCTCATTCTTCACATGGCTGTTGAGCCTGTTTAAGCGAAATTCCGCATAATGCGGCATCCCCCGCCCGAGGGTTAATGGGCTATGGAGCATCTCAATATGAGAAACATAGAATATCACAAAATCAACCCGGCAAATGATACGCTGGATATCACCGTTCTAGATCAACCGGGGTCGGGCGGCGCGAACCATGTTTATAGCGTTGCCCCCATAAACACCGCAGGCTCTGAAATGCTGCGCGTGAATTTCCAGAATGGCGGGATTGCCGAGAGTGGCGTCAACGGGGTTACGCAGGAAATTTTGCTGGCCATTGTGATTGATCGGCTGCGGTCTTTCCAGTCTGGCCCATTTTCCTCGCGCGAGAACGCTCTGGCCCTGACCAAATGCGAGGAGGCTCTGCACTGGCTTCAACAGCGCACCTTGGAGCGGATGCGCCGGGGCGTTGAAGGCAAAACCATCGCTTAACCAAACAGCCGGGGTTAATAGCCCCGGACACACAAAAGGACCGCAAGCATGAACGGCACCCTCACCCGCGTCTTCGCTGCATACCCAGTCGCCATTCCCGGCGCTCTGGTTTTGCTAGCGGGGCTGTTTCCTGAATATCTGACGTTTGATCAGGTATCCGGCGGCTTCGTCATCCGAGGCAACATCTACGCCGTTGGTGGCGCTGTTGTGGCTGGATACGGCGCAATTTGGGGCATCTTCGCCAAGTGGGGGATCAAGCGGTGAAGCTTCGCAAGTATCTACTGCTGACAACGGCATTGCAAACATGCTTGCCGCCTCTTCGGTTCCCATATCGGAACGAACAGTATTCGAGTGTCTGGCTATGACCGCGTGGCTGTTCTCGCAAGCATGGCCCTACCTGATCGGACTCATGGCGGTATTCGTCGTCTACTGGCGAGGGCATCACAACGGCGAGGTGAAGGCCACGAGAAAGGTGATG